GAACTAAAATGAAAATCAACTGGAAGGTACGGTTTAAAAACCCTGTGTTCTGGTTCAATCTGGCAGCGTCCATTTTTCTGCCCATGTTGGCATGCCTAGGCTTCAACTGGGAAGACATGACAAGCTGGCAGGCTGTAGGAAACGTGCTCTTACAGGCCGTCCAGAGCCCTGTAATCGTGGTGTCGGTCCTGGTATCCGTATGGAACCTGTTAAACGACCCCACTACAAGCGGCCTAAGCGATTCCAGCCAGGCGCTTTCTTATACCGAACCTAAGAAAAGCGAATAATAGAAAGACAGCCCCCGGGAATTTTCCTGGGGGCTTATGTTATTATACCCTTTTTATCATATCATTGCTAAATCAAATCGTAACACCGTAAAAAACGGCTTTTTTGTAAGGTTAATCTCTTATATTTAATAAATGACCCCAAAAACAGCCTTTTTTGTTGCTTTTATCGCCCTGCATGGCTAAAACTCACAGCGGAATTTTCCGCCGCCAACGCTCGCCCTGAATGGAGAACAGAAATGCACCTATGACGTAAGTCAAACTTACCCCATCGGCAAGGGTCGTAACGAAATGCGATACCCTAAACGGCGAACAGAAGATGAGAGGAATTAAATACCGGTCACCTATATAGCTTTCCACGATACTTGCCCCAAATAGCGAACGCCAACTATAAATTATTATATAACTCCGCCCTCCTTTCCGTTTTCGGTGGGAAGGGATTTTTATTTTATGTTTTACTTTTCGCAGGAAAGAAAAAGGTACATATTGAATATGATGGATCACCAGCACCAATTTTATGTACGCCAATGTGAACGGTACAAGAGCCGTCTGCATTGGCGTATATTTTTTGCACTAATTGCTTAACAGCTTCCTTGGGATCAAAATTCTTTATTAAACCAGACAGCGCAGCTTCTATTTCATCGGCTGAATAAGAATGATTGGTTTGTTGGCTTTTTTCGGCAATGATATTTTCCAGATCCAATTTTCTTTGTCTCAACCGATCAATTTCTTTATCAAGCTCCGGAACTCTCATACCGGATAGCACTGCTTTTACCCCATTGTTAATTTGGCGCTCTACATCAACTAATTCGCGCTTTTCCTCTGTACAGTCTGCTGTAGCACCTTGTATTTCTTTTATGTATTTCCGGGCTACTTCCGAAGGATCCCAATTTCGCAAAGTATCTTGTATCTGTGTTACAACAAACAGTTCCAGTTCATCAGCATTTAAGTTTTTTGAGTGACAAGTCCGGGTTCTATACTTATTCCCACATTCATAATAGCGATTTTCTCTAACGCTTCCATCTTTTCTATGGGCTACATTGCAATGCCCCACGTAAGTCGCACCACATTCAGCGCATTCAATTAAACCAGTAAGCAGATATTCTCTTTTAGCTTTATTGGTTCCGTTCTTCCTTGTTTCCATTCTCTTTTTCACCCTTTCCCACGTCGTTTTGTCAATAATCTGTGGTATTATCCCTTCAATGATAACGGGATTAGGATTCTTTTTCCCCCCCGCCCATTTTCTCATAATACGGACATTTCTTTCGTTCCATATATACACCCCTGTGTATCTTTCGTTAGCCAAAATACTGTGCAATGAATTCTTACCGATGGGTCTTCCAAATTTTCCTACAGCGCCATTCAATCCATCAATGATTTGATTATAGCTTTCTCCTTGGGCGTATCGATTAAAAATCTGACGTACTACCTTCGCTTCTTTTTCCTCTATTACATATCTTCCGTTTTCTATTTTGTATCCAAGCGGACAATTCCCCCCACAATAAAGCCCTTTTTTGGCTCTTTCAAGCATTCCCGCCATACTCTTTTTTCTGGTGTCAAGCACCATGTGCTGTCCTAGGCCTACATTGATTAGTTCTATTAAAAAGTCGTTTGGATTGGTAATATCGCCTAACTGCTGATTTGTGGAAATCACCTGAACTCCCAGCGCACGCATTGTTTTACGAAACTGGAACCAATCGGCCACATCACGGCTTCCTCTTGAAATATCATAAATAACTACAGCCTCAAACTCTTTGTTTTGAGCTGCACGGACTAAATTCTGAAACCCTTCTCTATCTGTGTTGGTTCCACTCTCCGCTTCATCACTGAAAGCGGAAATTAAATCGATATCATGATCCAGACAATATTTTGTGATAGCATTCATCTGATACGCTATACTATTTTCCGTTTGCTTGTCCGTTGAGTAGCGCGCATAAGCCGCCGCTTTCATAATAAAAACCACCTCCAAAGTAAGACTTGCCAAGTTTACCCCGAAAGTGGTATAATTTCATTGTTTGGACGCATTATCCACTTTGGGTAAGCTGTTCTATTTTTGCCGCTCGTTTCTGCGCCAACAGAAGCGGGCGGTTTTTTATTCGCTTTTTTCACTCTCTTTTTTGTCTTTGACTGTTTTCATTTCAAAAAAGTTTATCATAGGTAGAATAAGCTGACCACCATTCATTGCCTGTGATGTCAGGTTAATAATCTGAGCTCTTGCAATAGAGTATAAAGCTGCACACCCGTTTAATCCCAGCATTTCCCTAAACGAACTTTCAGAAATATCAGCTGAATCCGTAAAGCAACCTTGGATATAAATCTTAACAGACATCTGTTGAGAGCTTTTTTTCTTTTTTGCACGTGCTTTAACTTCTAAAGTTACAGTTCCTAAAATCCGATCATCGGTATATTCAATTTGGTTAATTTCATATTCAGCGCCCATTACCAATTTTAATTCATCGGCTTCAGGCAAGAACAATAAATCATTTTTTAAATCAATTCTTAATATGCAACTCCCTATAAATTGAAAATTGGATTTTATCGTATCATCAATATTCATTATAATACCTCCAATTAAGAAGCCGATGGTGCTTTTCTGTAAATTTTGTTTTCGACTTCCCATTTCTGAGTGGGAAACAAAATTATTTCTGAGTTCTTTTCAACTATTTTTTTGCGATGTTCCGATAATTGAATATCCAGATCCATATTCAATTTACCAAAAATATTTATCAATGTAGCAATGGTAAAGTTATAGTCTCCCTTTTCCCATTTTGAAACCATAGTCTGCGACACATTAAGATATTTAGCAAATTGCTTTTGGTTCATTTGCAGTTCTAATCTTTTGGCTGATAATTTTGCCGATATTTTTGCTAAAATTAATGAAACCTTCATATCTTCATCAGAATATTGCTCGCATATGGTATTGAATAGATCTCCTTTATTCATAAAATGCCCTCCTCCCATTCTTTTCGCCTGTGCTGTGCAATAGGTATTGCGGTTTTATAATCGGTAGCTTTTTTTCCGGCTTTCTCAAAAAATCCATGTAATAATATTGAATTTTCTCTGGTAAAAGAATACAACACGCGATAATTAACTTCAGCAGTATCAATATGCATTGAATAGATTCCATTCGTCTGTTTTAATATTTCAAAAGATTTTCTACCAAGTTTAACAGCGGAGACTCCTAATTCTTTTAACTGCCCTAAACGTGTCGTAAACACAGTCAGTAATTTTACATCGTTTCCCCTAGATTTAAATAATTCTATTATTTCTTTTTCACATTTAGGGTGAATCTTAAAATAATTTAAAAGCTTTTCAAAATCATCTTTATCGCTACTAATTATACCCATTTCTCCACACCTTTATACCCATAATATAACTTATAAGTTATATTTGCAATAGATATTTTATGAATTTCAGCTCCTATTTTTTAACTTTTTATGACTACCACAAGTACTTGTGGTTGGTTTAGCTTTACTACACATTTTATCCCCTGCCGGTTGCTGCCGGTGGGGGATTTTTTATTATCTCGGTTAATCCCATCGAATTCGAGGGGGTTAAATCTATCTTCCTATTTAATCTTTTGTTTTCTTTTTCCATTATAAAAAAGATGAGGCCCCAGGATTCAGCTATTCCCTTATAAATGGGACGCTTACTACCAGGGGCCTATTAAGCAAGTTTGAACTTGACAGCTATTATGCTGTACCCCTATTATACGCCGACAGAAGAAAAAAATCAACTCTTTGTAGAAAAAAATTACTTTTTGTGTTCTTTCCCACTATGTTTTAGTTCTCAGTATCCTAGTATCTCCCCCGCTCCCCTACGGTCATTGTTTTATCCAGTCCGGATCAAGTACTCCTATTACTTTACCAATGGCCCGGTTCATTTGTTCATAGGAAACGTGAATATTATCATAAGCTGGATTCAAAGAAATTAAGTCATATTCACCTCTTATTTTAAGATAGCCTTGTCCGTCAACAATAAAAACGCCAATATCTCCAAACTCCACATCTTCCAACTCGGCTACCATAATAATATCGTCATTGTGGAATCTTGGCTCCATGCTGTCTCCCCGGACTGTAAGGCAGAAACTAGCCCGTCTTGTATAGACATTGGAATACACTTCTATATTTTCAAAATTCTCATAAGGCTCAAGCTCCACGCCTGTACCAGCTGAAACCGGCGCAAAGTATCTTCTTAATTCTATGACAGGCGTTTCATTTTCCGCCTCTTTACTCATTCTTTCTGTTTCTTCATTTAAAAGAATATCAACTACCTTTTTACCGTGATCGTCAAGATTGCGGTATTTTTTTATTATTTCGTGTTCACCAAGTGTAAGAGATATACTACTCATCCTTTTTCGCTCAGGAGTACCGTTCAGTTTTTCAAGAGAAACATTCAAGCCATCTGAAAGTTTGAACGCTACTTCGAGAGCAACACTTTTTTGCTTTCTGGTGATTATACCCCTGACAGTAGAATCTGGTAAACCACAAATCCTTGCTACCTCGGCAATTTTCAAGTTGTGTTCTTTCATATAGGATTGAAGAAATTTATATATCTCCATTCTTGATTCACCTCTTTTTAATTGCATTATATCACACTTTTCACGCATTGCAAGATTTTTTTCAAAAAAAGTGTTGACAAATAACGCAATGTATGATTTAATGATTACAGAATCATTCAACGAGTGATTTAGAAAGGAGGTGATCACGCATGGCAGCAGCCAATATTATATTTCCGAATCTTCGAGCGGAAATGGCACGACGCAATCTATCTATTCAAGATGTAGCAAAAGCTATCAAAACTGGACGGGATACTGCCGGAGCAAAGCTATCTGGGAAACGTCCCATACATTTAGACGAAGCAATTACAATTACCGACACATTTTTCCCGAACGAAGATGTGCGACATCTATTTGAAAAAGATGAAAAAACAGTACATAAAAAAGAGATGGTGAAATAGGTGGAATTACAAAAAGAAATAGAAGCGCTTAATTATAGTCAAGAAGAGTTAAAGAACAGGCTGGACAAAGATACGCAGAAAAAAATAGGGGCCATACTCGACATTTTGGAAATCGGAAAGCCAAGCATAGCCCATTCAAAGTTAGTTTTACATATCTGCGAAGATTTGTTAGAAAAGTGTTCATTGACCTTTGGCACTAAAACGGACGTTTGAACACTTCGACAGTAGCCTGGTTGCATTCGGGAGTTAACGATTCTAATGCCGCTTGATAGTATTCAGAATACTTATCAAGTATTTCTTCGTTAGAACCGGTTATTCCGCACATTTTAGCTAATGCAATAATTTTAGCTTGTTCCTGTAAGTTCAATTAGATCACCTCCCTCCTTTTGCATTCTACTATATTTACGAGGAAGGTGCAAATCAGAACTACACCTGACATTTTATTCGGGTTCTCAACCGACGATGAACGAGAGGGGTGATTCAAATGGCACCAAAACATCTACAAAACATACTGTTAAATAAGTTGTACATAAACACTATAAAATTAATCGAAAGTAACAGTTTATCTATAGAGGAAAAGCAGGAATATTTAATAAAGGCCTGCAACGTTTTTGCTTTTTCGTTGGAGAAAGGCGGCAACGAATAGGTCACCGCCTCCCGCATTACACCTTATACCAATAGGTATGGCCGCAGTGCGGACACTCTGGCAAGCGTTCGCACATAAAAAGGGGTGAAAAAATGAAATCAAAACTTTCCGATGAAATTTTGGAAAAAGGCTACGATGTCGCTGAAACGCTCCACAAGAATGGTAAAAGCGACAGAGAATGCAGCTACATAAAAATCATGTCGGAAGGACTGTCTTTTGTCCTTGATTCTTTGGAGCGCATCCGTTTTACGGTTTTTGTCATACTCGGCCTGTTGATCGGACATCTGCTGGCGGGTTTGCTGTAAGTCTTTTCTTATTGATTCAATAATTTTCGCTGTTTTTAAAATAGCATCATCACGCTTTTGGTTCTGTTCCGCTATTTCGTTCCATATCGGTTTCGCTTGTCTTGCTTGTTCATGCAAGGCCGATTGAACGGATTTTGTAAAATCATCTGGAATAATATTCACTTTAACCACCTCAAGCACATTATAGCAAAAACTTGCTGGACAGACCAATACAAATGGAAAGAAAGCGGGGTAAAAGGAGAATGGATTCATTGAAAGAGAGAAAGAAAAGAATCGATAAGACCTACCCAATGTTCAATCAGTACGCCGATGATAAAAGTTATAAGAGGTATAAGCACAGACAGTACAGAAATCTTATTATCAAATCTTTGCTGGCGCTCGTTCTTGGCCTGTTGTTCGAGTATTTGTTCTTGTGAATGCAGATACGCCTTTCCTGCTTCGCTGGTATATATGACGGTCTGATTCAGTGCAACAGGCTTTTCGCAGAGACCTTGCGAAATCAGAAAGCGGACGATTGCCTTTTCTTTCTGGTTGCACAAAAGCAAATCTACGCCACTTAACGAACGTTTCAACATTTCTATTTGTTCCTGTGTCATATTTACCTCCATCTATCAAGTTGATAAGTACAAGCAAAGAATACTACGCCTATTCCCCATTAGTCAAGGAACTGGGCGAAGCAGAACGAAAAGAAAGCGGGGGTGATAACAACGGACAAAATGGACATTGCCTTAATCTTAGGAATACTTACCATCATATCCAATCTGATTTTTCTCATCAAGAATGCATTGGATAGAAACTGATTAGACAAACGAAATGAGTGATAAAATTGACCGATCCAGAAAAACAAATTGAGGAAAAGACTGAAAAGTCCAACAAATGGATAACAGAGTTGCTTATCTCTGTATTGGTTAGTTTTCTATCAACACTTTTTATCTTGAAGTGTAAGGGCGTTATTTAACCTGTAATCCATAATGTCACTAAAGTAGTAATGGCTGATACGACGATGGGAACGACAACGGATTTAACAAGAAATTGGCCTGCGTGTGAGAAAAATGTCTGCCAATATTTCCAGCCGCTATGAACCACCGTGACAACATTTTGAAATGGGCCTGTTACTTCAATTAATCCGTTTTTCTTTAGATATTGAAGAACAGTTTCATAGGAATCTGAGTATTTCTTTATGCTAAGTGTTTTGCATGGCTTATCGGGAGAACTTACGGTTCTGATTTCCAGAGCATCATGATCCACAAAGACATTTCTATTTTCACTGATTTGTACTTTCTTCAAAGCCCTTAAAAGTATTAGGGATTGTATGGTCATGTCGTTCACGTCCTTTCTATCAATATTTTACCAGTTGTTGTGAGGATAGGCAATCAGAACTACAAGAAGGAGGCGGGGTGAAGATATGGAAATCACAATCAAAGCCGAACCAAAAGAGATAGCCGCCCTCGTAGTTGCGTTACAAGAGCGGCAAGATGAAACGGTTTCACTTTTTTGTGATGGAAAAGAGATATATCGTACAAACGAATCGGTCAAAAATGACACTGAAATTCAGCAAAGTATTAACAACGGCATTATTTCTGCGATTGAAGCCATTGATGATAATGAGGACGGGCAATCAGAATAGCACAGAGAAAGCGTGGTGATACAATGCGAGAAAATCTACGCAAGGCAAGAAAAGCCGCTGGTATGACACAGCAGGCTATGGCAGATAAATTAGGATTAACATTAGGTCACTATCAGAAAATAGAATATGAAAAACTTAACGGTTCTTTTCAGGTTTGGGACGCCTTGGAGGACATGCTAGGGATACATCAACGGATACTCCGAGAAACTCCAAATAATCGTCACGCCCCAGGAGAAAATCGGTAGGAACCTGTAAAAAATCTGCAATATCAACTAACAATAATAAATTTGGCTCACGTTTCCCACCTTCGTAATTTTGATAAGTTCTTAATGGAATACCGAGAGCGTCCGCAACTTTTTGTAGGGTATATCCTCTACTAATTCTTGTGGCTCGAAGTCTGTCATGAAACATTTTAATATCCTCCTAAAAAAATCTCTTGACACATACTCAAATTGTACGTATAATTCAAATAGAAATAAATACCCAATTTGAGTATAAAAAGGGAGGAATTACCAATGAATGTCAGCCAAAGACGAGACCTTTACTTAGCGAAAGACCCGACCGCTCCGTTGTGCGTGAATTGCAAACACTTTTACGCTCATTTTTTTCTAAACGGAGAATATGCAAATTCAGGCCATTGTGCAACGCCAAGGCTTAAATTGAAGTATGGTTATGACACTTGCAAATATTTTGTACACAAATAAAAACAGCCGCACTCAGGCGGCGGAAAGGAAGTATTTCGTGGAACCAAAATTTAAAGTCGTTCCCGTGGCAATGGACTTCAATAAACTCCTACCTTCCATTTTAGGAATGACAGAAAATCAATTAATAAGTGAACTCAAACGAAAAATTGATGAAAAAAGGAGGACAAGCACATGAGCACAGAAATGACAGTGGCGTTTATCGTTCTGGCGGTATGGAGCGCCGTATTCACAGCGGCATATATTGGCGAGCGGTACCGGAACCGGAAGCTGAGGAACGCTTTAAAGAAGAAAAGGAGCCGGTACATAAGAGAGGTGAGTTATGGAAATGAAACAATCCATCTGTGACAAAGACTGCTTTCACTGCCGTTTTTCAGATTGTGTTAACCACTACGGCCCATATACTGAGGCGAAAGACATTAAAAAGGCTTTGAATGGGCAAAAGAAAAGCCGCCCTCGCGACTGGCATCACGAAGAGCGGTTGAAAGGATTGAATACATATTGAAGAACTTAAAAGAAATAAAAATGACAACTGAATTGGGAAAAGTCAATTTTTTACTAAGAACTGGAAATTGGATATTAGTCGACGTGGTAATCAAAAAGCGGAATATAGAGTTTATTTTAGGGAAAATCAATTAGCAGCCTAAAACAAATCCAATGGATTCTACGTACCCATCAATATCATTATCACGTTGTTTCACCGTATCAATAAGGACATATCCATTTTGTAACATTTCATTTGCTTTGGCAATTGATTCAACAAACTCAATGTGTGTGATTTCTTTTGATATCTGCATAAAACCAACTCCAGTCTTAAAAATAGAGCTGCTCAGGAACGGACATTCCAAAAGCAGCACACGAAAACAACTGCATATATTTTAAACCAAAACAGGAGGTTTGTCAAATGGACGATAAAGAGTTAATCGTATATCTTTCAAAAAAGGTTGCTGAACTCGAAAAGGCTCTTGACCTTGCGGAAAAAGAAAGCTTGTACTTCTTTAACAAATATAAGGAGTTAGAAAATGAGCAGAAGCAATGACAGCGGCCTGTTCCGGGCGGAATTTGAGTACCTGTACGATACCGATAACGAGGAACCGGAAACAGATAAAAGCCCGGAATACGAAGCCCAGGAGTGGCTGAAGGAGGTATATTATGCCTACCAAAGAAATAGTTGAATTCACCCGATACACTGTCCCCATAGAGATCAGATTTATAAACGGCCTGGAGTGCTGCGAGTGGTGTAATCATAGTTTTATGAACATGAAACGGCATTTTGAATGTGACCTTACTCATGAGGAAATGTCCAGCCCTAGAGATTCTATTGGGTGGAAGTGCCCGGTCAGAAAATTGGAAAAGGAGGAATAGCGTTGGGAATTCCCGTGTTAATTTTAGGGGAATCCGGCTCCGGAAAATCCGCGTCGCTTAGGAATTTCAAGCCCGGAGAAATTCTGATTTTTAACGTGGCAAACAAACCGCTGCCGTTCCGGGAAAAACTGGATTGCCTGGACAAATCAGGATACCGGGCTATCTTTGAAGAATTTAAGGCCCAAAAATACAAACGGTATGTGGTGGACGACAGCCAATATCTTTTGGCGTTTGAATCGTTCGCAAAGGCAAAGGAAAACGGATATCAAAAATTTACGGATATGGCCCTTCACTTCTACTCTTTAATCAAAACCGTTACAGAAGGACTTCCGGACGATACCGTGGTGTATTTCCTGCACCATGTCCAAAAAACTGACTATGGAATAAAAGCCAAAACCATCGGTAAAATGCTGGACGATCAGTTGACCGTTGAGGGATTGTTTTCAATCGTTCTCATGGCTGAGTTTGACAATGGACGCTATTATTTCCGAACTCAAACCAACGGAAACGATACGGTAAAAAGCCCTATCGGTATGTTTGACCGGGAAATTGATAACGATCTGAAGACAGTCGATCAAAAAATCCGGGAATACTGGGGGATTTGATATGGCACGGTTTATTGATTTCCGCCCGGATCATTCTGTCCCCGGCCGGAGGGAAACCGGGAAAGAATTTATAAACGCCAAATATATTAAAAAGGTGTATTTGGTGCTGCCGTTTCGGAACGAAATTCGGATTGATACGGTAGATAAAAATGGAAATACCCTCTCTTTTACCGAGCGGTATAAAAACGCTAAAGATTGCAGAGCCAGAATGAATGAGCTAAAAAGAAAATTAAACATATTTTAGGAGGTACATAACAATGAAGCCAGTAAACAATTGGGAACAGGTAAAAGCAGCGTCGAACCGCCAGCAGCTTCCAAAGGGCGGGTATGTCTGCAGGATCATGAATGGTGAGATCAAGACGTTTAATGGAAAAAACGGCCCTTTTGATTGTCTTGAAATCAGCATCGATGTCTCGGAAGGTGAATTCAAGGATTTTTACGCTGCGGATTACCGGGGACAGAATCAGGAAGATAAAAAATGGCGGGGGGTCTTGCGTCTTTATGTCCCCAAGGACGACGGCAGCGATATGGACGAATGGAACAAATCCAAGCTGAAGGCCGCAACCAACGCGGTTGAGGACAGCAATCAGGGCTATCACTGGGATTGGAACGAAGCCGGGTTAAAAGGAAAGCTTGTCGGCTGCCTGATTCGGAACGAGGAATGGGAATACAACGGGAAAACAGGCTGGAACACAAAACCCTTTAAATTTGTGCCTGTCTCTGATATCAAAAACGGAAAGTTTGAAATTCCAAAGGACAAGCCCTTGAATAAAAAAACATCTAATTCTGATGATTCTGGAATCGTAAGCGCCAACGCCGGAATCGATTCTTATCTGGAAGACCTCCCGTTTTAGCCTATGGACCATTTTGATGTAAAACGTTCCCTGGACAGCATGGTGATCCTGGTGGATACCAGGGAGCAGGATACCCCTTCCCTGCGCCGAAGGCTGGAGCTTATAAAATGCCCCTGGGAACGCCAAAAGCTGGATTTTGGGGACTATTCCGCAAAATGCAGACTGCCAGACGGGGAATGGCTTGACCTTTCCCCAAAGGTAGCAGTCGAACGGAAAATGAGCTTTGACGAGCTGTGCGCCTGCTTTTGCAGAGGAAGGCAGCGCTTTACCAGAGAGTTCGAGCGGGCCAGAAAAGCAGGAGCCACCGTCTACCTGTTAATCGAAAACGCCTCCTGGGAAAACGCGTTTGCCGGAAAATACCACAGCAAAATGAACCCAAAATCGTTTATCGCAAGTATGACGGCATGGCTCGCCCGGTACCGCTGTCAGCTCATATTCTGTAAATCGGAAACGACGGGGGTTTTAATCCATGAAATCCTTTATCGAGAATTAAAAGAGGTTTTAGAAAGCGGGGCGGAAAACTTTGGCAGTACAGCTTAACGGGTTTGTCAAGATCCATAGAAAGCTGGTTCAATGGGGCTGGTATACGGATAATGTGGTCAAAGGCGTGTTTTTACATATCCTTTTAACGGCTAATTTTAAGCCGATGGAATGGCAGGGAAGGACAATTTTTCCGGGCCAATTGGTGACAAGTGTTGCCAGAATGGGCGCTGATTTAGGATTTTCACCCCGGCAGGTAAGAACCGCTTTAGACAAGTTAAAATCGACAAACGAAATAACAATCGAAACGACAAACAGATATAGTTTGATAACGGTTACAAATTGGGAAGAATATCAAACTTTATCCGAAATACAGGCAAACAAAAAGGCGAAGTATTCCGCAAACAAATGTCAAACAGATGACAAACAAATGACAAACAAACGACAACAACGTAAGAATGATAAGAAATATACTTCGTATATAAAAGAAGAAAAGAAGGCGGCTGCGCCGCAGGAGGTATTCCCTCCGGGAATTGAAACGCAGGAAGAGCTGGAGGCGTTAAAGGCCAGACTGAGGGAGTGAGAAAATGCCTTATGAATTAAAGCGGGAGGATATCCTTGGTTTGGCTCGGAGGTTAAACGCCGAAACGCATGAAAAGGGAGAAGAGCTGTTTTTTAAATACTGCCCTTTCTGCGGCGGGGACGGTCATGACCGCAACACCTTCAGCATCAACCTGAAAACCGGAATGTTTAAATGCTTCCGGGCTTCCTGCGGAAGACAAGGCCATTTCGTACAGATGGCCAGAGAGTTTTCTTACCCTTTGGATTTTCAAGCGTCCGGAAAAAGCAAAACGGTTTACAGGGCGCTTCCCCAAAAAGAAATCCAGGTGCGCGATCCGGCCGTTATTTATCTGGAATCCAGAGGGATCAGCCGGGAAACCGCAAAACGGTATCAGATCACTACCCGAAAGGATATGCCGAATGTTCTGGCTTTCCCTTTTTACGATCAAGACGGAGTGCTCCGGTTCGTGAAATACCGTAAGACGGATTTTGATAAATCCAGGGATAAAAACAAGGAATGGTGCGAAAAGGACACCATGCCGATTCTGTTCGGAATGAAGCAGTGCGTTGATTTTGAGACACTGGTTATCACAGAGGGACAAATAGACAGTTTAACGCTGGCTGACTGCGGGATCAAAAACGCGGTTTCTGTGCCCACGGGAGCGCTTGGATTCACCTGGCTGGAAAACTGCTGGGACTGGGTTTTGAAATTTAAAGAGGTTGTTGTTTTCGGAGACTACGAAAACGGAAAAATCACCGTAGCGGACGAGCTTTCCAAAAGGCTTCCGATGCCGGTAAGGGTTACCCAGCCGGAGGATTATTTCGGAGAAAAGGACGCCAACGACATTTTAAGGCGCTATGGAAAAGAGGCTGTAGTTTCCGCCGTACATAACGCGAAGCTGAAGCCTGTAAACCGGGTCAAAGAACTGGCGGACGTTCAGGCGGTAGATATTTACAGCATGGAGCGGATTTTCACCGGAATTAATGAAATCGACCGTATTATTGGAGGTTTCTATTTTGGACAGGTAATTCTGCTGACCGGAAAACGCGGCGAAGGTAAAAGCACATTTATGAGCCAGCTGATTGTGGAAGCTTTGGAACAGGGATACAAAACTTTCGCGTACAGCGGTGAGCTGACGGATTATCACTTTAAGCGCTGGCTGGATTTTCAGGCGGCAGGGCCGGACAACATTGTATCAAACAAAGATCAATTCGGAGAAGAAACCTACCTGTTAACCAATGAAGTGATCGACAAGCTTAACAACTGGTATCGCGGAAAGGCTTATCTTTATGATAATTCGGCAGTAATTGAAAGCGAAGAATTGGAATCCCTGCTGGTAACCATTGAAAAGGCAGTATGCCGGTATGGAATCCGGTTTGTGTGCATTGATAATTTAATGACCGCCCTTAATGTGGATATGAGGGACGATCTTTACCGGGCGCAGTCAAAGTTTTTGAGAGAATTGAAGCTACTGGCATACCGCCACAATATTGTGGTTCTTTTAGTGGCACACCCCAGAAAAATGAAAGACGGAAATTTTGCTAATGACGATGTTGCCGGCAGCGGGGATATTACAAACCGGGTTGATGTAGTGATGTCATATTCCAGAAGCGAAGACGAAGCCTGTGACAGTAAGCTCGCTATTACGAAAAATAGGCTTACCGGCAGGCTGGCAATGGGTGAAAATCAGATCAAGCTGTTTTACAGCAATAAATCCAAACGGATTACCAGCGTTCGGTCTAACGGCAAAAATTACAGCTGGCAGTCTGAAAAGGAAATGATTGAATCTGGTCTGCTGGACTTGCCGTTCTGAGGTGCGATATGACATTCGATGAATTATCTCTTATGGCTTTTCGCAATGATCCCCTTCCCCGCTTCGCAAAACTACATGAAACAACCGCGTATTTCGGTCTGCAAAATATTTACTGGAGCTACGAGCACCGTTTTATTTCAAAGGATCAGGCCGCAAAGCGTAAGAAGGAGCTTCAATATAGGTTTGAAGACGAAGTAAAAAAGCATGAGGATTCTTTAAAAGACCACCAATACATCGATCATATTCGTGTAGCGTTCGGCGGACAGTTCAAGGCTGTGAAAGAGAGCGGCTGTCCTGTATGCAGGCGGCTCATTGAGATTTTGGACGGGAGGAATTTAAGTGAAGGCCAGGATTCCTAATTCAGCCAAGCTTACAAAAAAACAATTACAAGCCGCTGAAAGTTATTCCCGTCAGGTAGTAAAAGCGGATCAGGAAAGGCTTCTGCGCCAGTACTTTAAATTGATGTGCTATGTGCTGAACCGTAACTTCGGCTTTGGTTCGAAGAGATGCCTAGCGGTAATCAATGGAATCAGCAGGCTTTCCGCCGAACACGATCAAGACGAAATCTTTTGGGAACATTTAGACCGGGTGATCGTTGATGAAATGAAGCTCGATTTTGAAAGAGATTAACCCCGCCGCAAACAGGCGGGAAATAAGGAGTGATTTAGTTGCTTGAGATATGTCCGATAAGCTTAAAGGAGGCCAATGCTTTTGTAGAGCAGCATCACCGACACCATAAGCCTGTCACAGGGCACAAATTTTCTATTGGCTGCACCGACGGAGAAAAAATTGTGGGCGTTGCCATTGTAGGAAGGCCCGTCAGCCGTTATCTTGACGACAGCTGGACCTTGGAGGTTAACCGGCTTTGCACAGACGGCACACGCAACGCTTGCAGCATGCTTTATGCGGCGGCCTGGAGAACTGCCAGGGCTATGGGCTACCATAAGCTTGTCACTTACATATTAGAAAGTGAGAACGGGGCTAGCCTGAGGGCTGCCGGCTGGAAATGTGCAGGCAGGGCTGGAGGGCTTCGATGGACCGGAAAGCGCCGTCCAAGCGTGGACTTATGTCCCGCACAGATGAAGCTTAGATTTGAAGTCACAGACGGGAACGGAGGACAAAAGCAATGATCATAAAAACTTATGACCAGCTTTTCGATGCAGAGGATAAGGAGGCAAACCATGACTGATTATATAGAAAGGGATTCAGCATTAAGGATAATAATACAAAAACAGAAAGAATTATGCCCGCTTGGAACATATGGCAAAAAATATGTAGATGGCTATGACCGTGAAAAATTTGACGACTGGCAAGAGATTATCGATGGAATAGAATCGGTTCCCGCCGCCGACGTTGAAGAGGTGAAGCATGGGAAGTGGATTGAATATCCACGTGCACATTATTTCAAGTGTAGTGAATGCAAAGAAACTGTTCCATATAAAAAAGCTGTTTTAATAAGGGGTAAGCGAAAATATAAATACTGCCCCAACTGTGGCGCGAAGATGGGTGCGGAGGGATAGTTATGTGTAATTACTGCCAAACTCCAATTTATATCAAAACAATTCAATATTGTAAATCTTTACTTGCTCCATTGACACCAGAACAAGAACTGAGAGATAAACTATTGGATATGACTGGGGAAGTTTATGTGAATATTCCAAAAAAGTATTGTCCATTTTGCGGTGCAAAGATGGATTTGGAGGACTAAGCTATGACAAGAAAAGAAGCGATTAAAGTTCTTGAAAATCGTACTCAATATTTTGTGTCTGTGCAAGATTTAGTCGCGCTAAATATGGCTATTGATGCTCTATACCCCGTCAGCCGGGAACAGGTTGAGAAAGTGTGGAGGGGTGAGTGGAAGAACTATTTGCCGTCGCTAGGTACTGGGAATATACAATATCGTTGCACAACGTGCGGAAGGACACCGGATGATGAAATGCCATTTTGTCCATTTTGCGGTGCCGCAATGACAGACGAGGCCGTGCAGATGGTAATGAAGAGATTGGAGGTGCTGAAAGATGAAAGTTAGACCGATTGACGGAAATAGACTTTTGAAAATGATGTCACATTGGAAACCATATATGGATATGGATAAGGTGCGAAAGGCGGTCGAAAACATGCCCACTCTCACCCAGCCAAATGAGCCGCTAACAATGAAAGAGCTCCGAGAAATGAATGGTCAACCGGTATGGCTGGCTGAGGAAAAAGTTTGGGCACTTTTGCAGGTGTGGGACGATGACAACATCGATGCAGTTTTTTCAATGCCGATAGGGTGCTTTCACGCGGAACCTATAATCGGCACAAAAATTTACCGCCACCCGCTTCCAGAACCGCCTGAGGAGGAATAGTTATGTATGAGGAATTAGTTGAGAGGTTGCGGAAAACGTATACTGTTTGTGGTTGGGACGATCTAAAAAGCGCCGCCGATGCTATTGAAGCATTAGAATCCGAGCTTGACCGCCTAAGGCGTGAAAGAGATCAGGCGGTGGAGGAACTTCATCGAAATACAGACGCTGTCCCCGTAGTTAGGTGTAAGGATTGTAAGCACGAAATATCAACGGCTGATATTAGAGCCAGAACCGGTTCCTATTGGTGTAATTATAAATTACAGCCATGTGATGCAGACGACTTTTGCAGCTACGGTGAAAGGAAGGAATCAAATGAGTAAACGAATTTTAGACATTGCCTGCGGCAGCAAGATGTTTTGGTTTAATAAACACAATCCAGATGTGGAGTTTTGTGATAACCGCACTATCCCTTATCATGAATATTACCCGCACCGCTATATTGAAATTTCTCCGGATACTGTTTGCGATTTCACGGAATTGCCTTTCCCTGACGAATCCTATAAGTTGGTTGTGTTTGATCCTCCTCATCTGACAAATGCTGGCGATACAAGCTGGACGGCACTTAAATACGGCTGTCTAAAGGGAGATTGGAAAACTATGATCCAAAATGGCTTTAAAGAAGCTTTTCGAGTATTGGAGAGAGACGGAGTATTGATCTTTAAGTGGTCGGAGGTTCAAATTCCGCTGCGGGAAATTTTGCCGCTGTCTCCTTATCAACCGCTGTTTGGTCACAGAAGCGGTAAAAACATGAACACTCACTGGCTTTGCTTTATGAAACCTGAAAAGGAGGAATGATCATGGCAGGTTGGCAATTATTACTTTTAGGTTATTTTTTAGGCGCACCGTTAGGCTTCTTGCTTTGTTCCGTTCTGGTGGCAAGCAAAGACCCGCCTAAACCGCACACCACTTGCAAGGACTGCGTACATAGGCATAAGAAAGAGTGCCCTTTCTCCCATATCGAATGTGATGTGACCGGGGATTCTATTTTCTGGCATACTAACAAACAAGATGACTTCTACTGCAAGGAGGCTCAGGACATTGGGCTGGCCACAAAACGGAAATAGAAAAAGCTGTAAAGGCTGTATCTATAACAGACCTCTAACTTTTGAGGGTTCCGGGCAACAACGCTACTGCCTATATTGCTATGATACCGGTAAGCCTAGAGGTTGCCCGCCGGAGAAGTGTGATAAGCGAACTACAGGCAAACAAAAGAGGATTAAATAATTATGGAAGAATTTATAAACGCTCTTAGCGCTACTGCGGAAGCAACCGCTTTATTTTATTTGCAGTTAGTAAAACACGGTATACCACCAGAACAAGCTGCATCATTAACCGCAATGATAATTTCAAATTTTATAGGAGGTAATAACACTGACAGAGAATAAAAAAACCGAATTAACCAATCAAATCGTTAAACAAAAACGCCATTGGGTTCCTAACCCGCAAAAGAACTTCGGAGAGGAAAACGTCGAACCTGGTGACAACGCTCGCTATTTACGACATGCGCTTGTATCGTGGGACTTACCTCCTATTGATATTTCAGACCCAAAACAAGTGGAGAAGCGAATCCAAGAATATTTTAACTACTGCATTGACAATGATAGAAAGCCCAATATGATTGGCATGGCTAATTGGCTGGGTGTACATAGAGATACTGTCCACCAGTGGAAGACAGGTGCAACACGTAGTAATACACATTACGACTTGATTAAAAAAGCCATCGATATTTTAGAGGAATTATGGGTTGATTATATGCAAAATGGGAAGATCAATCCCGCTTCTGGTATCTTCCTTGGAAAGAATATGTTTGGATACAAAGACCAGCAGGATTTAGTTGTAACGCCCAATAATCCATTAGGAGAAGAACCGGATCCGGATAAGCTGGTAGAACAGTATCAAAAAGCTCTGCCACCAGAAGATTAACGACTATCGAATATCAAGGAGAAAAACGACTATAGTTAACGACTTTCAAACGAGCGAATATCAAACGACTGTGGATCATAACCCCATTAATAACTATCGACTATGCCCGCTTCATAATATGGGTTGCAATGGATATTCTTGTGCATGGTATGACCACAGAAATGAATGTTGCGCTATTATTACCCTTTCCCGCTTCAAATAAAAAAATTCCCGGCTTTCTCCGTTTTGGAGTTGGCCGGGTTTTTGTTTGTGTGGCGATTTAAGGCGTTTTTTGTATTAAGATATGGAATTATATTAAAATCGCATAAAACCGTCTGCATCGGGCTTGTAGGAAAAAATAGAAGCATGTCTAATTGAATTAATATCTTTGTTTTGCTTTCAGAGGCTATTTAAGGCCGTGAAGCAGTAAAACGATACTTTTCTTTATGGACAATAAAAAACGCCTTATTCGGCCTTGTAGGGCTAAATAAAGCGAAATAAAAAACCGCCTGAGTTTTATCCAAGCGGTTTGTTGTCTAATTATATTATTAATCCTTGCTTTCGGCTATATCTTCCCGAATAAGTGCTTTAATGTAGCCTTGTTTATTTGGTACTTCCTCAAGCTTTTTCAATATATCAGTATCTGTTTTTATATTTAGTTGCAATGCAATTTGTTTTGTATTTGCTTTTTTATACTTGGCTTGAGCTTCGTATCCAGTGCGCTTTTCATAGTCCCGTTGAATTTCTGCTTTGGTTTTTGCCATTGACTTTTCCCCCTTTTTGTAATATACTGTAAACAAGAAAGGCGGCTTGCTACTGGTAATAGCGGTCGTTCCTGTAAGTTTTTAAGACTTGAAGAAATCGCCGCTTTTACGCTAAGTAGGGGCGGTTATTTCTTTGTCGTTATGTTGATAACTCCAAAGACAACAACGGCCACAAAGTTAAGTAATAGAATTACATCGCTTGTGCTCATTGTCTCACCACCTTTTCAGGAAGTGAACAACCTCGCCGCCTCTCTTGATTACATGTTTAGTATATCATATCTATATAGATATGTCAATAGCTTTTCAAAATCTTTTTAAAATTATTTTGCCCCGCCTTATTGGTGGGGCTTTTATTTTTCTTTGTCTTGTAGTATAATAAAGGCGACATGTGGCAGGCCATGCCGCCCTTGTTTCTTTTAGGCTCCCTGTGCTTTGGACGGCTCGAGGGAGCCTATTTTATTTTGTTTTGGCATCTCGTACAATCTGCGCCGCTTCCTGCGGTGTTTTGGCTTGCGCTTCAATTAGTTTGGCTATGGTTTCCAACATTGTGTTTAATTGGTCGTTTGTCATGCCTTCTTGCATTTCCTTTCTACCTCCTGCCGGGTATGTATTTTGTACCGCATTTCTTTGGTACAATTAGATTATACTAAATATAATTATTATTGTCAAGTGTTTTCATAAAAATAATTATGATATTTTTCTCTTAATATTAGATGTAACAATTCTTTTAAGTTTTGTTACATATTTAGTGATACCTATGGGGGATATTATGATTTTATTTAAGCTTCAGTTAACCATACGATCACTCCCAAAAACAAAAAAGATAAAAAAATTTAGTATTCGATATTGACATTATTAAAAATATTTAGTATAATATGATTGTAAAAAGAGGTGATTAATGTGATTATTAATGAAGCGATATCTTTTATCATGAAAGAGAAAGGCGTTACACAAAAAGCAATGGCCGAAAGTATCGGAAAAGAAAAAGCGACGGATGTTTCTGCTAGATTAGCCAGTAAAAATATGACATTTAATAAAGCGATTGAAATGTTATCTGTTATGGGATATGAAGTTGTTGTGCAGCCCAGAAAGGCAGGTGCCAGACCTCAAGGGCAAATTGTCATTGAAAGGAGCAATAAGTAATGACAAAATATGGATATGCGAGGGTTTCCACCACAGGACAGGCAAGTAAAGGAAACAGCCTGGAGGACCAGAAAAATTTATTGATTGACGCTGGTGTTTCAGAAAAAAATATATATTTTGACAGCTTTACTGGAACTAAAATGGACAGACCAAAATTTGATGTGCTAATGGCGGAGCTGAAGCCAGGCGATGAATTTGTAGTCACAAAAATGGATAGATTCGCGAGAAATGCACCTGAAGGAATACAAACCGTCAGAGATCTGGTGGATAAAGGAATCGCGGTTCATATTTTAAATATGGGTAGAGCGGATAACACGCCAACAGGAAAGCTGTTAGTCACTATACTTCTGGCATTTGCCGAATTTGAACGCGATATGATTGTTGAACGTACAATGGCTGGAAAATCCTATGCAAAAGAACATAATCCGGAGTTTAAAGAAGGGCGGCCGCGAAAAGATGTGGTTTACGAATTAGCTGAAGGAGAAAGCATTTCCGCAGCTTGCAGGCGTTTGGGGATCAGCCGCACTCAATGGTATCGAATTATGAAAAAAGCAGGATAAACTCACCCAGTTTGAACCACATATAGAATTGTGGTATAATATAACACAATATATAGTGTCATGAGGTGATACGCTGACTTACATAGAAACGCTGTCCACAATCAAAAATGCAATTGAAAAGGAACCGGATCAGCTTCAGGCATACCGGGATTATTTTGATTTAACCAGGGCTCTCTATGAGCAGGACAAGACAGCAAAAAATGAGTGTTTATGGCTGCGGAAAGTAACCGCCCAAAAAATCCGCGAGGGCAAAAAAGGCGTTTCAGAATTTTTCGAACTGAACAAAAAGACCTATCTTCTTTTAGCTCCTGATGATTTTGACAGCTATCTCATTTATCTGGAGTGGAACCGGAAGCCGGAGGAGCGGTTCTACCTCCCCCGCCGCCGGATTATGAGGCGGGTCGCCAATGCGCTCCAACAGCTGGTGGACGATAAACTGGACGAGCTGTTTTTGTCAATGCCTCCCAGAGTGGGAAAAACGAGTATGCTGATGTTTTTCATGACCTGGCTGGTGGGACGGGATTCTGAACGCTCCAACTTGTATTCCGCCTATTCAGATGTAATTACATCCGCGTTTTACAGCGGTTGTTTAGAGGTCATCAATGACCCGGTCACGTATTTATGGCACGACGTATTTCCGGCGGCAAAAATTGCGAGCACCAACAGTAAAGACGAAACCTTTAATTTAGACCGGAAAAAGAGATATCCCTCCCTCACCTGCCGTTCCCTGTACGGAACGCTGAACGGAGCCTGCGACTGCAATGGAATTCTGGTATCGGACGACCTGATCGGCGGCATTGAGGAGGCTTTAAACAAAGACCGGCTTATCGCCGCCTGGAGCAAGGTGGACAACAATCTCCTGCCCAGAGCGAAGGAAACCGCCAAGGTTCTTTGGTGCGGCACCCGGTGGTCCATGATTGACCCGGCCGGCGTTCGCATGGACCTGCTTCAAAACGATACAAAATTCAAAAGCCGGAGATACGAAATCATCAACCTTCCCGCGTTAGACGAAAACGAGCACAGTAATTTCAGCTACGATTACGGAGTTGGGTTTTCAGACGATTACTATTACCAGCGGAGAGCCTCTTTCGAAAGGAATAACGATATGGCTTCCTGGCTGGCGCAGTATATGGGAGAGCCAATCGAGCGGGCGGGTGCGCTGTTCGAGCCCCAGGATATGCGATATTACAACGGGACGCTTCCGGAGGAGACCCCTATCCGCGTCTTTATGGCCGTAGACCCAGCGTTCGGAGGTGGAGATTTTACCAGTGCCCCGGTCTGCTTCCAATATGCAGATGGAAGTGTTTATGTAGCTGATGTGGTTTTTAATAACGGAGAGAAAAACATTACCCAGCCGCTGATCGTGAGCAAAATCCGGGAACACGGCGTTCAGGCCGCCCAGTTTGAGGTTAATAAAAGCACAGCCAGCTATAAGGAAGGCGTGGAATCCCTATTGAAACAGGAGGGATACCGCCTTAATATCACCAGCAGGGCGGCACCGAACAACGTGGCGAAGGAGGTTCGGATTTTCGATAAGGCCCCGGAGATCAGGGAGTTTTATTTTTTGGAGGACGGAAAACGCTCTAAGGAGTACACAAAGTTCATGCAGAACGTTTTCAGCTTTAAAATGACGGGAAAAAACAAGCATGATGACAGTGTGGACAGCCTGGCAATGGTGGTGGATATGATTCAAAGCGTAAGTGCAAAGATCAGTGTGCTGAAAAGGCCGTTTTAACACAATATATTGGTGAGTTGATTGACAAAACACCATATATTTGGTATAATAAGATTAAGAATAAGCATTTACATTCTCAGCATTTTTAATTTTCCCCACTGTCCGGACAGTCGCTAATCATTTCTGTCCGGATTGATTTCGCGGAGTAGAGCAGATGGGCAGCTCGGCGGTCTCAGTAGCCGCAGATCGTTGGTTCGAATCCAACCTCCGCAACCAGAAGCGCGAGGTGAAGCCGCTGATAAGAGAACTTACTCAGCAGAATATTGCAGCAATACAGAAAATTATCAACAAAGGTTCTGTTGCGGAAGTTAAAGTGGAAAAAGGCTTCATTGTTGTTATTGAAATCAATAGAAAAAAAGTGAATTAACGCGCCGTCGCAATGGTGACGGAACAGCGGGCCATAGGGTCGCAGACAGATTGTATTCTGTTTGCGGCCCTTTTTGTTTGCGGAGAGAAGGTGAAAACTGGATTTATTTGGACGCAGGAAGATTTATACCACCATTACGGACATTAATAGCGAGAATCTGATCTATGTTTTAAACGATGTGCTTTCCGTCCATGTAGAAAACATGATGGAAATGGATTATCTGTATTGGTACCGCCGGGGAGACCAGCCAGTTTTAAGCAGAACTAAAACGGTAAGGCCGGAAATCAACAATAAGGTCGTGGAGAACCACGCTTCCGAGATCGTGGCGTTCAAAAACGGGTACTTCCTGACCCAGCCGGCCTTTTACATCAGCCGGAAAGAGAACCAGAGCGTCACGGAAAAGGTAAAGCGGCTAAACGAGTATTTGTATTTGAGCGGAAAACAGCAGGCTGACAATCTGGTAACGGATTGGTTCCATACTGTAGGCGTGGGGATCATTTACGTTACCCCATACAAGGATCCGGAATGCCCTATCCGGGCTTACGCCCTGGACCCCCGTTCCTCTTTTGTGGTCTACAGCCGGAACCCGGGAAACGAGCCTGTCATGGGAGTAAACGTCGTAATTTCCACCGGGGAAACGCCGCGGGTTATTTTCGACGTTTTTACCAGGGAAAAATATTTCCGTGTTTCCGGCGGCGTGACCGGAGAAGTCGTAACCGGTACACCTATTGTCGGCACAGCCATTGAAGTTCTTTCGGAGGCTGACAACGTGCTTCATGAAATCCCCATTATTGAATATCAGTACGAAAACAACAGAATGGGTTCCTTTGAAGCCGTTATTCCCCTGCTGGACGAGATCAATAATATCCAGTCGAACCGCGTGGACGGCATTGAGCAGTTTGTGCAGTCGCTGATGATTTTCTATAACTGCCAGCTGGGAGAGGACGAAAACGGAAACCAGGTCACCCCGGCGTATATCCGCCAGGCAGGAGCGGTTTTCCTGAAATCAGTCGGCCAGGACAAGGCGGATTTAAAAATTTTAAGCGAACAACTGGACCAGACCCAGACCCAGGTGCTGGTGGACAACATGTACCAGCAGATTTTGACTATCTGCGGTATGCCATCTACCTTAAAGGGCGGCTCCTCCACCAGCGACACGGGGCAGGCGGTATTTTTACGGGACGGCTGGGAACAAGCAAACACCTACGCGAGAAATACCGGAGATTTATTCCGGGTATCCAACCGGCTGTTTGACAGAATATTTATCAATATTCTGAACCGAAAAACCGATTTGAATATTAACCTTTCGGATTTCGAGCTTCAGTTTGTGAGAAATGAAACGGCCAACGTTCTTGTCAAAACACAGGCGGCTATGAATCTGAAGGAACTGGGCTTCAGCCCTGAACTGGCGTTTGCGAAATCTGGGGTTTCCAACGATCCAGTGGCGGACGTGGCGAATTCGGAGAAATACATCAAAGCTAAATGGGGCTCGCAGGACAACACAAAGGTTATTGACGAATCCCGCACCGAAGAGGTTGGGATCGTTTAATTGGTAGAGAAACCAAAAATCCCAAGCTGGCGGAGATGCCAGGATAATCAAGCCCATCACAGTGCAGAGAAGCACTCAAAAAAACCCGAAAGGAGTACAACGATGAAAATTCTAACTGACAAAATCAAGGGGTTCGCTGAAATGAGCGACGCGGACAAAGTTGCCGCACTTCTGAGCTTGGATCTACCAGATCCGGTAGATATGTCCCAGTTTGTGGAAAAGAAAGTTTTCGACGCAAAAGCGACAGAGGCATCGAACTTATCTAAACAGCTGAAATCCAAAATGAGCGACGAGGAAGCGAAGGCCACCAAGGAGGCGGAGGAGCGTGCGGAGATGGAAAAGGAGCTGGCCTCTCTCAGGAAAGAAAAAGCCATCGGAACCTACAAAGCCGCTTATCTGGAATTGGGCTACGACGCGGAAGCAGCAGCGGAAAACGCAGAAGCTCTGCACTCCGGAGATTTTGCGAAAGTATTTTCCAATCAGAAGAAATTTATTGAAGCGCAGAAAAAGGCCGCGGCGGCCGGCGCGCTTGACAAGCAGCCCGGGCTTTCCAGCGGGACTCCGGTAAGCGGAGAAAACACGGAATCAAGCTCCGTTAACGCGTTCCGGAAGGGCGCGGGAATTTAGTTAAAAAACATATTGAAACCGAAAGGAGAAATTTACTGTCTTATAACAATCAAATCGAGCTTGCGAAAAGCTACGTGCCAATTCTTGACGAGGTATACAAAGCAAGCTCTAAAGCATCTATTTTGGATACTGCAAACGAGCGGGTCCGGTTTATCGGATCTGACACCGTAAACCTCTACACTATGAGCCTGGACGGCTTAGGGAATTACTCCAGAAACGCCGGCTTTGTGACCGGTTCCGTCACCGGCGGCTGGGAGCCTTATAAGCTGACACAGGATCGGGGACGTTCCTTCATGGTGGACGTTATGGACAACGACGAAACAATGGGCATGGCCTTCGGCACCCTTGCCGGTGAATTTATCCGCACCCAGGTAACGCCTGAAATCGACGCCTACCGGTTCGCGAAATACGCCGGTACCTCCGGCATCAGCTCCGGCACGCCGGCAGATATCACTGTTGGCACCACCGACGTTCCCACCCTGATTCAGGAGGCGGAAACCATAATGGGTGACGATGAGGTTCCTGAGGAGGGCCGTATCCTGTTTATCTCCGAAACCGCTTACGCCGGCCTGAAGGACAAGATTACCCGGTATGTGCAGAACGGAGAGCGGGGCATCGAAACCGCCATTGACTATTACGACGGTATGCGGGTGATTAAGGTGCCTAAGGGCAGATTCAACACTGGAATCACCCTGAACGACGGCCTTTCCGCCGGCGAAACCAAAGGCGGATTTACCGTGCCTGCCAGCACCTCTTACCCGATCAACTTTATGATTATCCACCCGTCCGCGGTGGTTCAGATCGCCAAGCATGTAGTACCCAGAATTTTCAGCCCTGAGGTTAACCAGAGCGCCGACGCCTGGAAATTCGATTACCGGATTTACCATGACGCATTTGTGGAAAACAACAAGGTGGCCGGAATCTATCTGCACAGAGCGGCCACGGCCAACGCTTAATGGAGGTGATATTAATGGCGGAAGAAAGAACCTTTGCTTTTACTAACGGCGATATTTTAGTGGAGAATGTCCCCTACGCGGCGGGAGAAGCGCCCACCGCCGCCGAATTCAAAGCACTGATAGACGCCTTTATCAAAGCTGGTATCATGGCGCCTGCGTCCGGAGGCTAACGCTATGGCGCTGTTTATTGGTTTAATTGTGAAAAATCAGCCCGTGAAGGTGCCTGAGAAGTCACAGGAACAGCCTGTGAAGCGAACCGGCGGCAGAAAGACGCGGCAGTAAGGAGGAAAGCGGCATGGGAAATTTAGAAAGGTTAAAAAGCAGGACGGGAGAAGCCGATGAGGCACTGCTGAACGATCTTTTGGAAAGCGCGAAAGCGGTGATCCTTTCCCGCCGCTATCCTTTTGGGAACGGAACCGAAGCCTTGGAAGCCAAATACGAGGACTTACAGCTTAGAATCTCCATCGACCTATATGCCAAGCTGGGCGGTGAGGGAGAAATCAGCCACTCGGAAAACGGAATCAGCCGAACCTGGGCGGCGGCTAACATTTCCCCGGACTGGCTTTCTGAAATCGTTCCTTTCGTGGGGGTGTTTTAAATGCGTGACCTGCGCCGCAACCTTTCCACGGTATATTACAAGCTGTATGCGGGGCAGACGGAAATTATTGATTCCAACGGCTACCGGACCGGTTCTCCCTCTCCCAAATACGGAGAGCTTCAGTCCGCCAGGCTGTGCGTATCGTCCAACAAGGGCTCGTCTGAATCTGAGCTTTTCGGATCCCTGGAGGACTACGACCGGACCATGACCACAGTGGATACCGCCTGTCCTATCGACGAAAACACCGTTTTATGGCTGGACGGCGCTTCCACGGACGAGGCCCACAATTACATTGTGAAAAAGCGTGCGCCGTGGAAAAACAGTGTAGCCTACGCGGTAAAGAAGGTGACGGTCCGTGCCTAGAAAAACCATTTCTATGTCCCTGGGCGGTTCTTCCATTCGCGCGGCGCTGAAGGAGCTTGCCTCCTATCAGGCATGGGTACGGCAAAAAACCAGCGAACTGACGGAACGGCTTGCCTCCATCGGCGCCTATGAAGCCACTGTCCGCTTTTCCCGCGCCCAGTACGACGGCGAAAAACAAGCCGAGGTCAGCGTGGAGCCGATCAAAAACGGCTGGAAGATCGCCGCCTCCGGAGGCTCCGTGTTCTTCATCGAATTTGGCGCAGGCGTTTATTTTAACGGACCGGAGCCCTATCCGGAACCCCGGCCGGATGGCGTTGCCAAGATCGGAGAATATGGACAGGGCAAGGGAAAGCAAAATACCTGGGGTTATTACGACGATGGAGGCAATTTGATTTTAACTCACGGCACTCCGGCGGCGATGCCTATGTATCACGCAGAGCGCACGATGGAACAGGAGATTAAACGGATCGCAAGGGAGGTATTCAGGTGATAGACGCAGAAAGCGCGATTTTTGACAAGGTGGCTTCTCGTTTCTCCCAAAGCTATCCCGGCGGCTCCTGCTACAGTGAGCTTGTGGATACGCCGGCAAATTTCCCGTGCCTGGTGCTTATTGAAGAGGATAACTCCACTTATGAAGGCTCTCTGGACGCTTCTCACAGAGAGCACAACGCGACCCTGCTGTATAGCGTTAATATCTATTCCAATAAGATCAGCGGCGCCAAGCAGGAATGTAAGGCGATCATGGAGCTGGTCGATACAGAAATGCAAAATCTTGGATTTATCAGAATTTTCTGCAATCAAATGAAAAACGCGGATATCAGAATTTACCGCGTCGCCGCCAGATACCGCGGCGTAATCAGTGAAGATTATAGGATTTACAGGAGGTAATTTACTGGCGATTGATTTATCTACCGCGGGCGTAACCCTGCAATATGCGGTTGAAAGCACTTCCGGCACCATGCCGACGACTGGTTTTACAGCCGTTCCCGGCATCAAAGCGATTCCAGACCTAAACCCGGAGCCTTCCAGCCTGGAAACCACCACTCTGGAGGCTTTGGAGTGGAAAACCTATATCCCCGGCCTAAAGGACCCCGGCGGCGCGCTGGCCTTTACCGCCAACAACACGGAGGAATTCCAGACCGCTTGGGAAGCGTTGATTGAAGCTGCGGAAACCGCGAAAGAAACCGATAAGGCCACCTGGTTCGCTATTGTGATCCCTGGGCTTACCAAAGCGTTCTATTTCGCAGGAAACCCCTCTCCCCTTGGCCTTTCCGCAATTGAGGTGGACGCTGTGCTGGAAATCGAGCCTTACATCACCCCCAGCGAGATCAAAGGCTGGAGCGCCAAGCCTACCGCCGGTGGCGGCTAATTAATTGGAGGTTATTTGAAATGGCTAAAAACGAAAACAAGGTACTGCCCATGAAGATCACCGACCCGGACACCGGAGAGGTATATGTTCTGGAATTTTCCCGTGAAAGCGTACGGTTTGCGGAACAGCGGGGATTTAAAATCTCAGAACTACTTGATTTTCCCCAGACCAATATTCCTAATTTGTTTTTCTATGCTTTCCGCAAAAACCATAAAAACGTAGCCAGAGACAAAACGGACAAATTTCTGGACGAATTAGGCGGGCTTTCCAGCGCTGAGATTACCCGGCTGGTGGAGCTTTACAACCAGCCAAATGAATCTTTGATTCTCGCGGAGGAAAGCGGAAGAAAAAACTGCCGTCTGACGGTGGAACTGTAAAAGCGTACACCGTCGGAGATTACACAAAAGGCTTTAACCGGGTTTTTCCTTATTATTTAGCCATCGGTATGACCGCCGGCCAGTTTTGGGACGAGGACCCCTGGCTGGCGGAAGCCTACCGGGAAGCGGCGGAATACCAGGCCCAGCGGAAAAGCTGGGAAATGTGGCTTCAGGGCGTTTACTTTTTTAACGCTGTTTCCACAGCTTTGGGCAACGCTTTCCGAAAAAAAGGCGCAAAACCGGTGAATTATATGGAGCAGCCGATCCGGATTCTGCCTTTATCCGAGGAAGAAAAAGAAGTGAAAGCGGAGCAGGAAAGGCAAAAAGTGATCGCCTATCTAAACCAATTTACAAAAAAATGGGAGGAAACTCACTGAGCGTTGAACTGGATACCCTGGAACTAAAAGTACAATCAAATGCAGATCAAGCAGCGCTTAAAGTTGATAAGCTTACCTCCGCTTTAAACAATTTAAAAGGCATCACCAAGGGCGGCGTTGGGCTTACGACAGTTGCGAACCAGTTGAGTAAGCTGAACGGCGCTCTTTCTGGTTTGAATATCAACAGCAAAAAGATAACGGAATTAAAATCTGCTTTATCCGGCCTGTCCGATGTGCAGAAATCCACCGGGCTAACCTCAATCATAAACGCCCTAAAAAAGCTCCCGCAGATCAGCAAAGAACTGTCTGCCACGGATTTAAGCAAATTCGCAGATCAAATGACCCAGGTCGCCAACGCTGTGCGCCCTTTGGCCTCCGAAATGGAAAAGGTATCCGCCGGCTTCAAGGCTTTCCCTATTCGTATTCAAAAGCTGATTTCCAGCAATACGGGATTGGCGGCGTCGAATAAGACAACGGGGAATTCTTTTGGATTCCTTGGGACTGGAATAAGCGGCGTTATTGCTAAGATAGGTGTTTACGGATATACCATAAAACGTACCATTGGAAGCTGGATCACGTCTTATAACGATTATGTGGAAAACGTAAATCTTTTTACGGTAGCGATGGGAAAATTCGCTGACGAATCAATGAAATATGCGGAAAGAGTTCAATCCGCCGCCGGAATCGACCTGTCGGAGTGGATCCGCAACCAAAGCGTTTTGATGGACATGGTAAAGGGCTACGGCGTTGTTGAGGACAAAGCTAAAACTATGAGCGAGGGCCTGACCCAGCTTATTTATGACTACGCATCTTTCTACAACATCGGCATTGAGGATTCAGCCCAAAAGGTACAGTCCGCGATCGCTGGTGAGATCGAGCCTGTCAGGCGTTTAGGTAAGGATCTGTCTGTCACAACGCTTCAGCAGTACGCCTATAAATATGGTATCGACCAGAGCGTTAATTCCATGACCCAGGCGCAGAAAGCCCAGCTACGGTATGTGGCTTTAATGGATCAGTCCAAATCCGCTATGGGAGATATGGCGAGAACCATTCAAACCCCGGCAAACGCCATGCGGATTCTGCAACAGCAGGTACAGCAGCTTACCAGAGCTTTAGGAAGCTTGTTTATTCCTATTTTACAAGTGGTAATTCCCTGGGTACAGGCGTTTGTCTCCGTGCTGACCGACGCTGTCAGAGCAATAGCTGCGTTCTTTAACGTCGAATTGCCGGAAATCGATTATTCCGGTATGGACAGCATCGGAACCAGCGCGGGAGTGGCCACGGACGAAATCGAGGATACCACAGGTGCTTTAGGTGACGCGGCTGCCGCGGCTAAAAAGCTGAAGGATTACACTCTCGGCTTTGATGAGCTGAATATTCTCAATCCTGATACCGGGACAGCCTCTGGAGGTGTCGGGGGAAGCGGCGGCGCTTCCGGCGGTTCTTACGGAGGCGATCTGGATTTGCCTATTGAATCCTATGATTTTCTAGGAGATTTAGATACAAAGGTAAAAAGCCTGATTAAATCATTTGATCGCTGGGAACCAATTATTAAACTCGTTGGAGCCGCTTTAGCTGCCGCAATCGGCTTTAAAGTAATTTCTAAAATGATAAAGGGATTATCAGGGCTGTCAGATATTATCGGAAAAGGCGGGCTATTAGGTGGATTTTCTAAATTAAAGGTTGGGGTGATGGGAGCCGTAATAGCATTTACAGCCGCGGCGACGGAAGCCTATGCTTTAACTTTAAATGGAATGGATCCGTTAGCGGCTGGTTTGTTAAGCGTCGTTACCATAGCACCTTTAGCCGGCGGCGCATTATATGCAATGATTGGCCCTATTGGGCTTGTAATCGGAGTATTAGGTTCTTTAGCCGGCGCTGTTACCGGCGTTATGCTGGCACAGGAACAAATGAAGCAGGAAGCAGCCACAGCAGAATTTTTTGACGGGGTCGGCGTTCCCTTGTCTAACTATACAGATCGTGTAAAAGCGTTGACTGAAGCTTTCATGAATAGTAACAACCAAATTATCAATTGGAATCAGGAAATCCAAAACAATAACCAATCGATGAGGGATACATGGGCTGAAATAGACGTTTTAATGACAAAAATGAATCTGGCCTCAGATACGATTACTTCAGAGGACATCGAAGCGCTGAAATCTGGGTTTGACAGCTTATATCAAAATATTAAGTCAAATTTAGATTTGTCGGCTAGTATCATTATTACTACCTTGCGAGGTGGTTTTCAGACCGCCATAGACCAAACAAGCGGTGATGTGGATTTATTAGTCGGAGAAGTTCTTAGATTGAAAGACGAAATCGGCGGGAAAGCATCAGAATTAAAAACCGAAATGGAAGGCTACATGGACGAAATGTCTCAGCTTGATCCGGGAACCGATCGTTATATCGAACTAAGAGACGCATTAAACGAAGCTGCCATGAAATATGGAGATTTAACTACTGAGGTAGATTTATCTCAAGTTGCCTGGGACGAAGCTAAGAAAAACTTTGATGTTAACAAAATTGATTTTTCTAGCGTTGACGATGTGAATCAAAATCTGGAGGAACTAGGTACGACAGCAGGTGAAGCAATGACTGGAATTAGTGACGCCAGATTAGCCGCTCTGAAAGCAGTGGAGGATTTAGCTTTACAATCCGAAGCAGCCGGGTTGGAAGACTACGACCCGCAATTCTTCTCAGATTTAAAAGACAAAATAAATCGGCAATACGACGAACAGGAAGAAGAACTTCAAAGCGAATTTAAAAGAATCAATGATGAAATTTGGACGTCATATAACGAACAATTTATAGCCGCCAGCGACGCCGCTATGGAAAATTCCAGCGGTATGGATCGTTTCTTTGCTTGGGTAAACGCAGGATTTGATTCCGAAAAAGCTGAAAAAAATCTTCGGGAAATGGCAGTAAAATCCACTCACGAGGCGTTAAGTGGCGTAGAAGACGCCTTGGATTCTTTTACTCGTGATTTGAATTTAGACCCCGCACAACAAGCTGGAGAAAACATTCCCCAAAGCGTAGCTCTTGGAATTGCCGAAAACGGTTATCTTGTTTATGATGCTGCCAAAGAGAATGGAAACCAAATCCCAGCGGGATTAGGCGATGGAATTGGTGAATCCTCCGGAATAGCTACCGACGCTATATTTGATCTTAACAGAGATTTAGACGCTGAAGTAAAATCCTATAATCAGATCCATTCTCCTTCGCGTTTATACGAAAACCACGGAATGAATTTAGTATTAGGTTTAAAAAATGGTATTGTCCAAACCGAAAACCGACCAATAAACGCAATGAAGAATATTTCAACAAAATTAAACAATGTTTTTAAAGACACAAATACGTATACCAATGCAGGGAAAAATTTAGTTACCGCTTTATCGAACGGAATCTCTCAAAATGGGAACTCACTAACAATCGGATTTAAAAACTTATTGAATACACTCATTTCGTCTATGGAAACCTTTACCAATCGTTGCCGCACCGCTTTAAACAATATGTTGTCGGATTTTTCAAACACTATGTCAAGTGTAAAGATCACCGGCAAAAACACGGTAACGTACACACCAGCGTACGAAAGCTACATTCCCCGTTTTGCCTCCGGCGGCTTCCCCACTCCCGGCCAGCTGTTTGTAGCAAACGAGCCGGGCAACCCGGAAATGATCGGTTCTATCGGCGGCAGGACGGCGGTAGCCAATAACGAACAAATTACAGAAGCCATCGCCGCGGCCGTGTACAACGCTGTAGTTTCCGCCCAGGCCCAGCAAGCGGACAGGCCGATCCAGATCAATGAGACGATTAATCTTGACGGACGCGCGGTATACCGGAACCAGCGGCAGGTAGAACAGGCCCAGGGCTACCGCATGACCACCAGCACAATTCCAGTATAAGGAGGGATAAACTGGCTTGGATTGAAACAGACGGAGGAATCGCTCTCCCCGCCCCAGCATTAAACAGCGGAAAAGTAAGCATCTCCACCTTAGTTGACGGAGGCCGAAACCAAAATGGCAACTTTATCGGTCAGGTAATCGGCAACGACAAATTAAAAATTGAAATGAAATTTCCTGTTCTCTATCCGCAGGAAATGATGAATTTTCTGAAGCTCTTTGACCGGTCCCAGGGCGGCTCGTTCGTGAACCGTTTTCGGGTATTTGATCCCCGGATTAACAACTATACCTATTTAACCATGTACGTTGGCGACCGTTCCGGAATCCCGTATATGGTAAACCCGCAGACGCTGCGGCCCTCCTTTTGGAAGGACGTAACCGCCAATTTGATTCAGGTTTAAAGGCGGTGGGCGTATGAAATATGTTTCTCCAGAATATCAAAAAGCGATCCAGCTCCACCGCACCCAGGGAATCCGGAATCAAATGCACGCGAAGATAAGCTTCGGTGTTCTCGACCAATACGCGTTTGGCGACGCGGCGTTCACGGTTTCCCCGGGGGTATCCTTTTCCGATCCCTCTGGAATCCAAACCGGCGTGAACGATATAACAGAAAGCTATGCTTCCTGGGAGCAGAACTTTTGGCAGCTCACCGGAAAACAGAGGTTTCTAAATGACGCCAATCCTTATGACACCGGATATATCAGCAGCGCGGTTTCCAACGGCGCGGGAATATTCCTTTCTAATCCATATATTGACGTATCCTTTTCTACTCTCCACAGCATGGTTGGCATTACGTTACAGTTTGATACAGTGACCGGAACTGCTCCAATTGATTTTACCATTACGGCCTATGAAAACGGCACGTTGAAAAACACCTGGTCTATTACTGGCAACACCGATGTGATCTATCAGGGAGAACTGGGAATTGAAGACGCAGACCGAATCAGGATCGAATTTATTAAGGCGAGGCCGTACAACAGAATACGGATCAACAGTATGTTGTTCGGTATCGCCTATTCCTTCTCCGACGAGGATATTATCTCCATTACCCATAACCGGGCCGCAAGCCCTGTCAGCACAGAACTGCCTGCGGAATCCCTGTCTTTCACGCTGTTTAATGAGGACGGCAGGTACAACATTGATTCTTCGTTCAGTTTAATTACGTTTCTGCAAAAAGAACAGCTTGTTACAATCCAGTATGGGTATGACGTGGACGGATCGGGAAACATCGAATGGCTGTCACCTTCTACCTATTGGCTGCAAAGCTGGCAGACGGACGGTGTAAACGCCACGTTTACCTGCAAGGATATTTTTAACAAGCTGAACTCTACTACTTACAAAAAGGGTGTGATGGATAGTAAAACACATTCCCTTCGTGACTTGGCGATTGATACATTTTCCGATGCGGGAATTACTGATTACTGGGCTGATGATTGGGGATTGCAAAATTCAAGTTCATATCTTCCTTTGCAATACGATTCACACGCTTCCAACCTTCAGCTGATCGCGAATCTTGGCAGATCGTCTTTGGAGCAAAGCCCGGAAGGAGGAGTTATTTTCCGGTATCGGGAACAGATAGAACCCTCTGCAATGGGAGTGTTCACTTTTGGAGCACCACAGGTTCCGTATTCCTATTATGTTTCCGGAAAGGTCAAGCAGGGAGGCGTTTTTGATACCACAGAAGCACCGGATTACGCCACCTTTGAGGAGGATTTCTTCAGGCTCGACGGCAGCATGAGGTTTTTGCCTCAGAGCGGGTCTTATGTCAATTCTGGTTATGTATCAGATGTTTTTCCTGACCACAACGGAAACTATCCGGAAAATCCAACGGATACAGCGCCGGTAATCCAGCTTGATTTTACCCGAAACATTACATTCGGGAAACTGGAAATCGATATTGGTGAAAGCTCCGGCATCGATCAATTTTATATTGTAGCACGCCGGGACACAACACCACAGGGCGGCACCACCCAATTAACAACGGTCATGCAAAAATATACTTCCGGCACATGGGAAAACGGAAAACTGTATTTTAAAGAAAATTTTGACAGGGTCGTTCGATTGTTTATTTATTGTGTAAAGAATCCCAAAAACCAGCGTGGACGAATAAAATGGGTTAAAGTTCATTATCCAATGAATTTTGAATTAACCTCGGAGGATACCATCGGAAACCCGAAAGGGGAGCTTCTGGAAAAATGCGGCAAGGTTATTTATGATTCTCTCAATTGTATCGTTTGGTCGGGAACGCCAACCGAACCTGTTCAAACCGTTTCGGTTTCCCCAAATGTTCTAACAGAACTGAAAAACAGCGATATCTATTATTCCCAGAGATTTGAATGTGACGACCCCAATGTCGTGATTGTGGAAGAAGATCATTACGCATACTGCTCATTTATCAAAATCACGGGAACTGACAGCCCGGCGAAAATTAAATGGTACGCGTATACATTCGCGAGCTCTTATAACGTACCATATGAATCTGAAATTGGTGACTTAGGTGAAGCAACTGAGTTCAGCAACCCTATTTCTTCTGACAATACCGCTAGACAAAACACAGCGGACTGGATGGCGGATTATCTTTCCAAGCGAAGACAGTACACGGTAGAAACGCTGGGGTATCCTGAAGTAGACCCGGGGGATTTAATTCTTTATAACGGCAAGGAAGCCACAGTAGTAGAAGCGAACATCAATTTCAACCAGGGCGCGATGCGGGAAACCTTTATTCTGAGAGGGGAGGAAAAATTGAATGGCGTGGCAAACACCTAAGACGGATTGGAAGATACAGCCTGCTGACGAAAACGGAAGATATAACGGGGATTGGTTCAATATCGCCGATTACAACCGGATTACCGGAAATATTGAAGTGCTATATGCTCTGGCTCAGGAATTGTATCCCGGTTTTTCCATTGTCAGCATGCCGGATCAAACGGTATCCGATTTCCCTTATGCTTCCATCATCAACAATATCGAAAACAATCTGGATTCTATTGTAAACAGCACCTGGAAGCCGCCCGGTTATCCGGGAAAAAAGACTTGGTACGCCAACGGGGCTACGCCTACCGTAGACGACCTAAACCGGATAGAGGGGATTCTATTAACCTTATACAGCGCGTTTCAGAGGCAGAAGGCCGGCCGTCCAAAGCTATCATTTGAGTTGAAAGGAAGCGAGTTTTAATGGCGACAAATTTAAAAACAGATTATAAGGATTATATCCCGCCGGAGAGCGGAAAGCGGTACATTATCACCACGGATTCCCAGGGCTACAGCACGATTCAGGACGCTACGGAGTACACCCAGGAAGGGGATACCTTTGGAGCTAATGATATTAATACCACCAACAACACGATTAACAATCTAACCGCCGCCGATGTGGGTGCGGTTCCCCTGGCGGACGCCGGGATCAAGGTTACTCCTTTATGGAAGGGCAAGCTGACCACTAATAATACTACAATTCAGCTGTCCCAAAGCATTTTGAACTTCACTATGCTTCTGGTGACCGGTACTACCAATTCCACCGGCCTTCACTGGGGCATCGGAAATTTACTCCCTGTAGCAAAGGACAGTCACGCGGACTTCGGCGGTGATTCTTATGTTTCCGGAGGAAGCGACGGCTCCGGGCTGGCCAGGATCATAATCTCCCCCGACACGGCTTTGGGATTTTATTTCCCGAATTCCACGTCTCTCCGTTCGGGCGGCTCTGGATTTGCCACGAACGCTATGATTACCGCCGTTTATGGAATTAAATGAACTACCTTATAGGAGGAAGCAAAATGACAGAGCAAGTAAAGAAAGAAATCATTAAGGCCTACGCTTACGGGAAAACGCCTCAGGAAGCCGCTGCGGCTATGGGTGTCTCACTGGAGGACGCCAAAAGGCTCCAGGAGGAAAACGCTGAAGC